ACGCCACCGACCTCTTCGTCGACATCCAGGACATCGGTAAGAAGGCCTAAGCCTTCCCCAGTTAGCTTGGACTAACCCTTGGGCCCAACGGGAAACCGTTGGGCCCTTTCTTTTTGTCTCGGCGGCAATCTTCATCCACGAGCCCAAGATGCCGATCGAACGAGTACAACTCCTCAAACAGGAGTCGGCTGCCAACGGAGGTGATGCCGCAGATGAGGCCGATTACCCGGCCCCAATCAACGCCAACGAGGACTACCCCGAAGTCCGTGGCGTCGTCATCCAGAAGGACTCCGGCCATGACAACGGTGTCGTTGTCAGCCGGGACGCCCTCGACAATCTTACCTTCACCGATCCCGTCACTGGCACCAAGACCCTGGCCCAGCTCGCCGCCAGTGCCGGTCTCAGCCTCACCGACTTCCTCCTCGACTGCGCCCCAAACGCGATTGGGATCACCTACGTCCTAACCTACGGCAGTGGCAAGGTTACGCAGGAGTTGTGGAAGCGCACTAGCAACAATGCCACAGTGAAGACGATCGACTACACCTACACCGGCAACAAGGTCAACACAGAAACGACCAAGGTGTACGACACGCCTGGAACCACAGTAGTCGGACAAACTACCGAAACCTATTCCTATAGCGGAAACACTGTCACCGGATCCGCGAAGACGAGGGACGTCTAGCACATGGCCTTTTCAGTCGTCCAGTTTAGTGGCCCCCAGCCCATCACCATCGACGACGGCAACGGCGTCAATCCGGTCAAGGCTTATGGTTTGGCTGCGCCTGCTGTCGCCCTACTCATCGGCGCGAAACAGGGTAGCAATATGGAAGCCCTCACCATGGCCTCTGGCAGGCTCCTGGTCGATGGCAGCGGTGTCACCCAGCCCGTATCGGGCACATTCTGGCAAGCCACTCAGCCGGTCTCTATCGCAGCCACAGTAGCTGTCTCGGGCCCGCTGACGGATGCACAGCTTCGCGCAACCGCCGTTCCTGTCTCTGGTACCTTTTGGCAGGCCACACAACCGGTGTCCGGCACTGTCACCGCCAACATTGGTACCACCAACGGCATTGCGCTCGACGCAACCCTCACCGGCGGCACACAACAGAGCCGCATTACCGATGGTACTAATATCGCCACGGTCAAGGCGGCCTCCACGGCTGCGGCTGCTGCGGATAAGGCGCTTGTCGTTGCTATCAGCCCGAACAACACCGTCGCCGTTACCGGCACATTCTTTCAGGCAACGCAGCCGGTCTCGATCGCAGCAACCGTAGCAGTCTCCGGCCCTCTTACAGACATCCAGCTTAGGGCAACTCCAGTCCCCGTCTCTGGCACTGTCACTGCCAACCTGGGCACGATCGCGGGCATGGCAACTGAAACTACGCTGGCAGCCATGCTCACGCTTGCCGGCTTCCAGGCCAGGATCAACACCATGGGCCAGAAGACGATGGCGAACGGAACCCCCGTTACCCTCGCCTCAGATCAGAGCGCAATCCCGGCTTCACAGTCCGGCACTTGGACGGTTCAGCAAGGTGCGACTCCAACCGGTATCGCGAACGCATGGTCGGTCAAGGTCACGGACGGTACCAACCTCCAGGCCATGATGGATGTGGCCAGTCGCGCAGGTTTTGTTCGTCCCACCGATGGCACTAACAACATGCCCATGGGCGATGCAAATGCTCGCGCCATCTGGCATCAGATTGGCGATGGCACCACGGGTCCGGTCGCGATCAAGGCTGCGTCAACAGCTCCGGTTGCCACCGACAAAGCCCTTGTCGTTGTCCTGTCGCCCAACCAGGGCACGCTTTCGGTCACGACCGCTGTCCCGAACTCGACCCCAAGCCTTGCCTTTGGCGACATTGCGCTGGCGGCGATTACCACCGCCGCCATCCGCCGAACCACTTACACGGAACAGACGATCAACTTCACTGGCTCCATCTCCTCTTCCAGTGCCAGCGACGCTGCCGCCGGTACCGGAGCCCGCACCGTCCGTATCTACTACGTGGATCAGACTGGAGCCACAGCCGGAACTGAGGACGTTACCCTCAACGGGACTTCGTGGGTGAACTTGGTCACTACGACAAAGTGCTTCATTGAAAAGATCGAAGTTCTTACCGTCGGCAGTACGGGGTCTAACGTCGGTATCATCACGCTGAAGACAGGCTCAGCAGGCGCTGGTACCACCGTTGGTACCATCGCCGCCACCGACAACCGTACCTTCTGGGCCCATCACTACGTTATCACGGGACAGACCTGTAACATCACCGGCGTCCTCATCGGCTCCAACGTCACCAACACTTCCGGTTCCTGCGTCGGCTTTCTTCGCGGGCAATCTCTTAGCGTAGCAAACGCTGTAGAAAAACAAATCTCCGACTTTGTTATCGTGGCCGGTCTCGACAGCGCCGTCTACCGCAGCTACGGCTCCCAGATCAAGATCGCGGGCCCGGCACGGGTGACGATGTACGTCACCACAGCCACCGGATCTGCCTTCACCTATCGCGGATCCTTTGACGCCTACGACGCATAAGGCATAGCCAATGATTGCACTAGCTCAACATCTGACGCAGCGAACCTATTCTTGGACGGCTTGGAAGGCAATTCAAGCCAGCAAGATCTTGTTGACTCAGTACGACGACGACGGTGTCCAGTACACTGTCTACGGATACGACGGCCCCGAGGTGCATCTCTGCACCATCTGGAAGGGCGAAGTACCTCATGGCATTGTTGGCAGCTATTCTCAGGCGCAAAACGACGCCGACAAGGCCGACTTCGAGGCCAATTACAAGGCCTCGGCAAACGCTACCATTGAACCAAGAGCCAAAGATGGCCGTCCTACAATTCGCACTTCCTACGCGAATAGGACCACCAACTTCAAGCTGCGACCAATCACGTTCTACACGTCCACGCCCGGCAGTATTCACAACGTGAACCCGGTCACAGACGCCGACTACGGCGACGCCACCATGGCCCTGTACAAGAAGGTGGATGGAGCCTGGGTCGCGGCCACAGATCCTGCCGAGGCCACGAAGACCGTCGTCGACATCGAGCCACATTACAATTTCGAGATCATTGGTGGCTTTGTCGACATTCCCAGCGCTCTCGGTGGCGGCACCACAGACGCCTGGTATTTGTCCGCGATCGGCGTCCCCGATTACGGCGCTGGCGCCCCCTTCTACGGCAGCGTCGACTTCGTGCCTGAGGTCAATCTGGAAGCTGTGCGTACGGGCCGTGTCATCAGTGATGGCCGCGCCATCTCGTACCTCGCCTACAACTACTACGGCTATCCACACACCAACAAGATCCGCTTTATCGTTAAACACCCAGCCGGTGAGGCGAAGCGGTTTCAGATTTATCTTGAACACTTTGTGTAGGGGGTCGGTCCAATGGTACGAGTAGGATTTTCAACTTCAGAACATTTTATTTCCAGGCTCATCAGGAAGCTGACGCGCTCGAAGGCGAGTCATACCTTCTTCATCTTCTACGATGAGACCCTGGCCGAGACCATGGTCATGGACGCTCACTTCGGTGGGTATAGAACGCTGCCACTTCACAATTTCGGCGGCAAGATCATTGCCGACATCGAGCTGAAGCAGTGTGGTGAAGAAGCTGTCAAGGCAGCCGCGCAGTGGCTTGGCGCTGGCTACGACACAAAGGCATTGATCGGCGGCCTCAAGGTTGTTATTGGCCGTTGGTTCAAGAGAAAGTGGAAGAACCCATGGAATGACGCCCGCAAGTTGATGTGCAGTGAGGCTGTGACAAAAGCTCTCATCGCCGCCAACTATCCCGGCGCCGACAAACTGACCCCGGAGGATACGACGCCACAGGATCTGCTCGACTTCTTGCAGGCCGCATAGGCCCGGCAATCTTCGATAGAGCATGATCCAGGCAACCCTCAACCAGGCCGTGCCACTTCAGGTGCTGGCCGCAGACGGCCGGACGGACCTGTATGCGCAGATCCGCGTCTATACGGCCGGGGGCTTGCCGTTGGCTACTCTGAATTGTACCCATGTCGCCGAGGGCTTGTACAGCGTGTCGTGGACGCCTTCTGTTGAGGGCTTCTACACCATGGTGGCCCAACTCTACTTCGACGCCGGCCACACCATTGACGCCGGCTACGAGCGCCAGGGCGATCAGATTGACGTCAACAGCGTCCGCACCAACATTCTCCGTCTTCTCGGTCTCCAGCACGACAACGCTGTCATCGACAGCCAGATCTACGACGTCAATGGCAACCTCACCAGTTGCAGGGTCCGCATCTACGACACGAAGCCGAATGCGTTGGCGGCCACACTCACTGGGCTCCAGTTCCAGTACAGTGTCACCGCCAGCTACAGCGGAGGCCAGCTCAGCAACTACACCATGGTCCGAGACAGCTAGCCATGGATGCCGTCGCCCTCGTAACACGTGGCTACATCAGCATCAGCCGCTTCCAGCTTCTGATGCAGCAGCAAGTCAGCCAGATCCCTCTGTCGCCGCCAGAGGCACAGAATCTTCTCATTCAAGCCCTGGAGCTACCCTTGCCACCCGAACTCACAACAGAAGCGCTGGGCATTCACCAGTCGGACATCATCATCAGGTCGGCAGTCATTGCCGCCATCGCCGACTTGCGTGCGAACCCCTGGCTCCTCGACTACGTCTTCGCCAGCCTCGCCCGCGACACGCTGACGATGAAGACGTACGGCGAGCAGGAGATTGCTCAGGCCAAGAAGTGGTTCCAGAACACCAACATCACCGTCATCATGAACGTGTCCATGAATGAGGTGAAGTTTCCCTGCATCAGCATTGCCCTCACCAGCTCCAACGAAGTCGAGCAAGAGGGCACGCTTTCCGACACCCACTACAAGCCCTTCGAGTCCAACGACAGCCAGTGGCCCACCCTCGCCGGCCCCTTGCAGCCGTTGGCGTACAACGCCGGCACCGGCATCCTCAACATCGACCCCAAGGGCCTCAGCACCCTCGTCCTGGCCCCGGGCATGATCATCGTCGACAAGGTCGGGAAGCAGTACCCAATTCTCGAAGTCCTGGAACAGTCCGTGGTCGTGATCAAGTCTGGCACCGTTGCCGACTTCGGGGCTATGGTCATCAAGCCAGCTCGTCCAGCCTACGTCACCGAGTTGGAGTCGTCGCTATACCGTGAGACCTACGCCATCGGCGCCCACGTCGACAGCGAGCCCGTTCACCTCACCTACCTCCACAGTATCCTCGTCTTCGTCCTCCTCCGCTACAAGCAGGCCCTGCTTGAGGCTCGTGGCTTCGAGCGCACGCTGCTCACCAGCTCCGACTTCAGGCGCGATGATCAGACCATCCCCGAGTTCGTCTTCAGTCGTTACTGCCAGATCAGCGGCAGCGTGCGTCAGGCCTGGCCGAAGACGGTCAAGCCCAAGATCACCTCCACCATCGCCAACCCAAGTCCCAGCGTTGGTGCTGGCCCCGTGTCACCGGTCGTCGAGACAGACCCCTTCGAGGCCATTGCCGACCAGGACGCCTTGGCGGTGACCATCAAGATCTCGGATGACTCGGAATAGAGGCAATCTTTTGGGCGTGACCAAGCTCGCCAAGAGCGGATCCGAGCATCCGCTGTTCTCGTTCGCCGAGCCCATTGGGCTCATGAGCGGCGAGAACCCAGCGTTCCCTGGCGTGAGCGGCGGCCACGAAGCCCTCAAGCACGACCTTCAGACCATGGGCGTGCCCTTCGAGGAGACTCAAGGCCGCTACGCGGGCGTGCCCGAGCGCTCTGTCATCATCCACGGCCTCCCGAAGGAACACCTAATCAGCTTGGGCAAGAAGTTTGGCCAGGAGTCGGTGATCCACAACGAAGGCGGCAAGCGCGAGTTCATCTACACCAATGGACCGAACGAAGGCCACGCCCACCCCGGTCTTCCCAGCGTCGACCAGTGGCCGGAAGGTCACGAGGCGCCCGAGGACTACTACACCAAGCTGCCAGGCGCAGGTCATGTCAGACTACACTTTGACTTCGATCAGCTCCACCCCGTCCAGAAGCAGCCGGCCCCACCACAGCCAGCGCCCATGCACGGCGCTGGCCCCTTCTACGGCAAGCACGAGGCCCTTCACGGTCTCTATCAGGCTCTGAAGAAGACGCTGGCGCCGACACGAGCAGCAGCGCACCCGCACGCCTACGACTGGCACGACGGTCACGGCAGCCACCACTTCCCCCACCACGGCAGTGGTGGCGTCCTCATCTCGACCAAGCTCCGCAAGGACGAGCCCAAGCATCCACATGCTGACGGCGCTCTACCCGCACACCTTCAGGGTGGTGACGAGAGCAAGCGCGCCCAAAACGATCAGGCTGCGGGCAAAGGCGTCGCCACCTACCACAAGTTTGCGCTCCCCTTCGGCCACATCGACGAGGCAGCAAAGGCTGGCAGCGGCAGCAACCTCACCCACTACGACTACAACAGCAAGAACAACGCCGTCAACAAGCTCGTCCAAGACCACGGCTACCAGCCCTACTATGCCGGCGGCAAGTTTGGCAAGCCCGATCTCGCCAACCGCAACTACAACAGCAAGCATCTCATGATCTACGATCCCACCGATGCCAGTGCTGGCTTCGAGGATCCCTCGTATACGGACTCGTGGCGGAAGACGCATGAGCTGGCGCACGCCCTCGTCTATCCCGAGCTGAATCAGATCTATGGCGAGGGTCGACGCATTGGCAAGCTCGGGCCCCATCGCACCCTGCGTGAAGCCCTGCGTGCTGTTCACTGGGAACATCTCGCTGCCCATAAGCAGCGCGAGTTGAACCGCAGCCTCGGCATCAACGTCCCCGACGAAGTCTTCAACAAGGAATATAACACCGTCATGCACGATGCCGCTCATCGAGCCGTGACGGGCAAGTTCACGGAGCCCTCGCAAGAAGGCTTCACACCTCACTCACATGCAGTACCCCTAGAAACCAGCCTGGGCCTCGTCCGCGAAGCCGCACGCAATCTTGGTCTCACGGGAATGCACGACTTGATCAAGAAGTCAGAAACTACCGGGAGCAATCACGTGGCCGACGAAAAGAAGACGCAGCAACTCTCCATCCCCGAGGCGCTGCATGAGCTTCACAAGGGGCTCAAGGGCACTGTCGAGGAGTGGGAGCAGAAGTGCCTCGATCTTCGCAAGGCCGAACTCTCGAAGCCACTGAAGAAGGGCGCTGTCGAAGGCGGCGAGTCCATGGCCATGGCCGAGATGTGCAAGGCCTGTGGCGAGAAGGGCTGCGACTGCTCCAAGGCTGAGTCCTACGCCAAGGGCGAGATGCCCGCTGGATCCGCTCCCGAGGCTCCCGGCAAGAAGGTTGGTGTCCTCCCCGACGACAAGAAGCCAAGGGATCTGGGCGGTGACGACCACGATCCGAAGAAGATGAAGAAGGCTGCGACTCACCTCGCCGCTCCCGCTGGCGGTGGCGCTCCCAGCCCAATGCCTCCCCGCCCCAAGCTCCCTGGCGCAGCTCCTGCCGGTGGCAAGGTCGACGTTAAGCTCGGGGCCTCGCCTCGTCCAGGCGTCATGCCCAAGGTCATGGCCAAGGCTGGTATGGCCCCCGGCGCTGCACCTGCGGCCCCCAAGCCACCAGGCGGCGCCCCTGCTGCTGGTGGGGCCCCCAAGCTTGCTGGCGCAGCAATCCCGCCCCCGCACCCTGGCATGAAGCCAATGAAGCTCCCGGGCATGGGTGCAGCAGCCCAGCCTAAGGCTGGTGGCATGCCAAAGCCGGCAGCCGCAGCAGCCCCCAAGACTCCAGCCCTGGGCGCTGGCAGCCCCCAGATGAAGTCCGAGATCAAGAAGGCGGCCCCGCATCCGGGCGCTGCTCCCCTCAACGGCAACGACTTCGCCACCCAGCGCAAGGTTGGCGCGTTGCCGCCTTCGCAGGTGGCAGGCGTCAACGCGGCCTCGGCCAGCGCCGGCAAGCTCATGGACAAGGTCGCGGCGTCTCAGCCCGGCGGCATGGTGGGCCAGAGCCTGCCCATGACCCCTGGCACGATTCTTGGTCACGCCCCCGTCATGGGCGCGAGTCCGCAGCCGGCTCAGGGCGTCAAGACCATGGCCGAGCGCGTGGCGTCGAAGATGCCGGCATCGCCTGCAACCGTCCTCAGCCCACCTCCAGCAGCAGCTCGTGCTGTCAGCCTGCCCGGTGCCCACCTCTTCGGTGGAGCCAAGCCGGCGATGGGCAAGAACGAGTTTGGCGCCGAGAAGACGGTCGTCAGTAAGAAGCCTGCCGCCGAGCCCGCTCTCAAGCCGCTTGTGCCTCAGGGTCAAGATCCCAAGGACCAAGCATCCCGCATCAAGGCTTCACTCGCAAGCAAGGCAAAGAAGTAGCGTCGGGGATCAACCCTCAGACCTAATCTTCAAGTTCAGGAGACACGAGAAATGGCACAGTCGTACGTCACCGACGCAGGCACCCTCATCATCCCAGGTGCGTACCCGTCGATCAAGGTGCAGAACGGGGCGTCCGGTCTCTCGACCACTGGCGTTCTCTTCCTTGTTGGGGAGGCCGATGGCGGCCCCGACTTTACCCAAGAGGCAGATCTCGCCGAGAATGCGTACGGGCCTGACCAGGCTGCGGACGTAGTCGCGAAGTACAAGAGCGGCCCTCTCGTCGATGCGTTCAAGGTGGCTTCGGCTCCCGCGAACGACCCCGACATCCAGGGAGCGCCCAACCGCTTCATCCTGGTGAAGACCAACGTCTCCACCAAGGCCAGCGCGGCGCTGTCGAAGATCGGTGGCGGAACCTACGCCACGCTCTACGACAAGGGCTTTGGCGCACTCGGCAACCTCTCCTACTTCACAGTCTCCTCGAAGCAGGCAGAAGTGAAGCCGACGACCGGCGCCTTTACCTACATCCCGCCAGTGTCCGGGCTCAACATGAGCTTCCGTGCCAACGGTGGAGCCGAGATCGCTCTCGCCCTCACCGCCAACGAGTCGCCCGCTGCCTTCCAGGCTGCGGTCGATGGCCTCGCCAGCATCGCTGCCAGCGGTGGTGCAAACCGTGGCATCCTTGGCGCGGTCTCGGGTAACCTTGCCCTGGCCGCAACCGGCAACAACGTCGTCATCTCGTACTCGGGCACGTGGACCGTCACGCCTGTTGCGGGTGACACCTTCATCATCCCCCTCGCCTCCGTCATCGACGGTGGTGCTGGCGACCAGAACGTCGGCGCTTACGTTGTCACGGCCGCGTCCTCGAACAGCGTCAGTGCGACCAAGCTCAGCGATGCCGGCAAGCCCGGCGCCGTTGCCGGCACCATCACGGCGCCCGTGGCCGTGTCCTCGGTTGCGGTTGCCGCAACCTCCGATGTCTCGTCCTGGTCCCCGGTCACGATCACCCTCGAAGGGTCGGTTGTGGTCGATGGTCTCGGCAAGACGCTGGAGATCAACGAGCTGACCACTGGCGTCGATCTCTTCAGCCGCTGCGCCTACGTCCTCGGCACCGCCAACGCAGTCGCCTGGGTCTCGAAGTCCTCGCTCGCGGCTCAGCTCGTGAGCGCGGCCGAGTATGCTGTCAGCCTGAACGTCAACCGCCAGGTCGACAACATCCAGGAACAGCTCAGCGCGGGCGGCAAGATCGCTCTCAAGATCGGCTACAAGGGCACCACGGCATCGGCGGTGGTCGGTGCCACCACCCTCGTCATCACCGTCGTTGGCGGCGCCGGAGCCAGCCTCAGCATCAACCTGAAGCAGTTCCCGACCCTCTCCGACCTCGCGACCTTCATCAACTCGCAGCCTGACTACACGGCGGCTGTGGGAACGACCACGCTCGGCCAGGTCTCGCCCCTTCGTCTCGACGAAGGAACCTTCGGCGCGGCCAGCACCTGGGGTAACCAGGCCATGCGCCTCAAGGTCGACGCGACCTCGTTCTTCGACCTCATCAGCGGCAACTCGGCGCTGGTCCAGCTCAACTACCCGCCGGCAACGGCACTGGCCGGCATCCCTGACCTGATGCCGAGCACGACCTACATGGCTGGTGGAGCCAAGGGCTCCACCTCGGACGCGATCTACAACAGCGCCATCGACGCCCTGGAGAACGTGAAGGGCAACTTCCTCGTTCCTCTGTTCAGCCGTGACGCCAGCGCAGATCTCGCCGATGGCCTCACGGAGTCGGGGTCGACGTACACGATCGCCAACGTCCAGGCCTACGCCAAGTCGCACTGCCTCAAGATGTCGACGCTCAAGCGTCGCAAGAACCGTCAGGCCTTCCTCGCCAATCGCGGCAGCTTCAGCGCTGCCGAGAACGCGGCAGCGAACCTCGCCAGCTTCCGTTGCTCGCTCGCGTTCCAGGACGTGAAGGCAACGGGCGCCGATGGCATCGTGCAGTTCCAGCCCTGGATGTCGGCCGCTCTCGCTGCCGGTATGCAGGCTGCGGGCTTCTACCGCGCCATCGTCCACAAGGGCATCAACTGCTCGGGTGTGCTCCAGGCGGCTGCTGACTTCAAGGACAGCTCCGACTCGAACGTCGAGGACGCACTCCTCGCCGGCCTCCTCGTCTCCAAGAAGTCGGACGATGGCGGCTTCATCTGGGTCAGCGACCAGACCACGTACTCGAAGGACAACAACTTCGTCTACAACTCGATCCAGGCCGTGTACGTCGCCGACATCATCGCCCTCACCTGCGCCCAGCGCATGGAGAAGGCGTTTGTCGGTCAGTCGGTCGCGGATGTGTCGGCGGCGCTGGCTCTCTCTGCCCTCGAAGGCATCATGGCGGACTTCCTTCGCCTGAAGCTGATCGCGGTCAGTGACGACGCCCCGAAGGGATTCAAGAACGCTCAGATTAAGATCTCGGGCACGACCATGGTCGTGCGTGTCGAGGTCAAGCTGGCGGGCGCGATCTACTTCATCCCGATCGACTTCCTCGTCTCGCAGGTTACGCAGGTCGCGGCGTAAGCCGAGGATCCGCACTCCAAGACTTAATCTTCAACACGTAGAGGAAACATGCCACCTAAGGTTATGCACGGCGCCCGCGCCAAGGTCTCTATCTTCGATCCGGCCACTGGCCAGGCGAAGGTTGTCGGGATCTGGAACAGCTTCGACTACCGCGTCGACTACGACGTGCAGCCGTCGTTCATTCTCGGCCGGTACTCTGCGGCCGAGTTGACGACGACCGGCGTCGAGCCCGTCGTCATCAACGCCCAGGGCTGGCGAATCGTCGACCACGGCCCGTTCGTGGAGGGGAGACTCACCAACCTCAAGGACTTGCTCTTCCAGGAGTACCTGCTTCTCACCGTCCATGATCGCCAAACCGGCAAGGCCGTCGCCACCATTCGAGGTTGCCTACCCACAGGCACCTCCTCGGGTGTGAGCGCGAAGGCCCTTCAGGAGAGCCGCAACACGTACCTTGGCCTCCTGATGGACGACGAAAGCACCCAGAACAATGAGGCAGCCGACGCGGCGGACCTCCCCTAGCAGTACCAGAAGTTGATCTAGGGCCCCGACCGCGAAAGCGATCGGGGCCTTTTCTTTTTCAGTAGTCAGATTCGCTATAAGGAGGTAGAACAGGACGAAGAGGACCAACCACAACATGCCAAGCCCAAGCGAAATTGCCCGCGAAGAAGAGTGGGCCAAGGATGCAGAGGTCCCGGCAAACGGAACGGTGGAGAAGGCCACCCTGGAGGAGCAGTATCTTGCCAAGCAGCGTCAGTCTGCGGCACTGCGACTCGACATCGTTCACCGGGAACGGGAGCTGGCTGACCTCAGGATGCGACTCGATGAGTCTGAGGCAGACAGCGCGGGCTTCCTCCGAGAACTGCGTGGTCCCGTTCAGGGGATCTCGGAGGAAGCCCGCAGGGCCCGTGATCTGACGCTGTATCCGAGCCTGAAAGACATCTTCTACAAGACCGGCGGCTAGTAATGATCCCAGAACCTCAACTCATGGAGCTACCCACGCCACCGATCGCCTGCTTCATTGTGGAGTTCGATGGCGACACGGAATGGGGCACTCACGAGTTCACGGTGCTGCCGAGACGGGGCGATGTCATCGAGCTGTGGCTTGATCCAGAAAATGAGCTGATCGCAAAAGTAGAGGAGGTCAGACACATGGAGGTTGACCCCGAAACTCGCGTCAGCGACATCAAGCTCTTCGTCACTCGACTCTAACCAAGACATACATTCCGGGGTAGCCTAATGGCAAGGCACCGCACTGTTAATGCGGCGAGTGCAAACTCATTCTAGGTTCGAGTCCTAGCCCTGGAGCCACATTCCCTTCTAGTCTAACTGGCAAGACAGTGGTCTCTGAAGCCACGCATCCAGGTTCGAGCCCTGGGGAGGGAACCATGAAGGAAAAAGATCGACAACGGTGCTGGACATATTTCCAGCTCGTCTAACGGCAAGACAACTGACTTTGAATCTGGAGATCGGGGTTCGACCCCCTGGCTGGGAACAAAATGGAAGACCTACTTAGCGACCTGTCAGGCTTAGGCTTGGCAGGTCAAACATATGCGGAGGTGGCGGAATAGTAGACGCGCTGGTCTCAGAAGCCAGTGGGTAAAACCGTGCAGGTGCGATTCCTGTCCTCCGTACCACGTCGAAGTGGCGGAACTGGTAGACGCGCCGGATCGAGAGTCCGGTGCCCGAAAGGGCGTGTGGGTTCGAGTCCCACCTTCGACACCACGCCAGGGTGGTGGAAGCGGTATACACGTCAGTCTCAAAAACTGGATCGCTGCGGGTTCGAGTCCCGCCCCTGGTACCAAACATATCCTGCGTGACGCGACGGGGTCGCGGGTCGCCTGTCTAGTGACTGAGAGGGGTTCGAGTCCCCTACGCAGGGCCACTGAAAACTGAATAGTCGACGATGATGACGTGGATCAGGCATGATCCACTTATGGTGACGGTACATTCAATTGGCTAGAGGGTTGCCCTGTGAAGGCAATGGTTGCGGGTTCGAGTCCCGTCCGTCACCCCAATGATGCGGGTTAGCCTAGTGGCCCAGGTAGCTGGCTCATACCCAGAAGACAGGTGTTCAATTCACCTACCCGCAACAAAATAGGATCGACAAGTCCATGCCCGATGTCGATCCCAAGTCTCCAGGTGGGCGTGGTACGCTGGAGACACACATGCACCCATAGCTCAACGGATAGAGAGCGCGCCGCTACGAACGGCAAGATCGGGGTTCGATTCCCTGTGGGTGTACCAAATGCCCCCTTAGCTCAGTGGTAGAGCTGTGGCATGACTCGCCATGGTCGGGAGTTCAATTCTCTCAGGGGGTACCATCCGCCGTTCGTCTAGTGGTAGGGCCTTCGCCCGATTAGCGAATGACCGGGGTTCGATTCCCTGACGGCGGACCAAGAGGAGGCACCTCTCTAAAAACAGCCATGCACCCGATGTGTAGTCGGCGACACGCTGGCTTGCCAAGTCAGAGAGCAGGGTTCGATTCCCTGTGGGTGCTCAGCGGTTCAAGGAAGTGTGCGGGATGCGGAGAATGAATGGGCTGCCTGGCGCCAGGCCTGGGTTCGACTCCCAGCTTCTCCTTCGGTCTTCCCTCAGGTCTCACTTCTACCGCATCCCATGCAGCCGTAGCTCAACAGGCAGAGCGTTCTCCTTCTAAGGGATCGGTTGGGGGTTCGACTCCCTCCGGCTGCACCATGCGGTCGTAGCTCAGCAGGAAGAGCGTTCTCCTCCTAAGGGAATGGCCGGAGGTTCGACTCCTCCCGATCGCACCATGCCGAGGTCGTTCAGTGGTAGGACGATGCCCTCGTAAGACATAGACCTGGGTTCGATTCCCAGTCTCGGCTCCATGCCCGTGAAGTGTTGGTGGGTACACATTGGGCTTCCAACCCAAGGTAGCAGGTTCAACTCCTGTCACGGGCTCCGATCATGCTGGTGTAGTGATAGTGGTAGCACGCTCCCTTGGTAAGGGAGTAGCCTGGGTTCAATTCCCAGCACCAGCTCCAGATGCCGGTGTAGCTCAACGAGGCAGAGCCCTCGCTTGTAACGAGGAAGACAGGTGTTCGAGTCACCTCACCGGCTCCAGTGGCCGATGTTTTGGCCGATCATGCCCCTATCGGTTATGGGTAGGCCCTTCGCTTCTCAGGCGAATAAACCGGGTTCGAGTCCCGGTAGGGGTACCAAGTTCTTCGGCGCCAGATCACCGGGCGGTGATGGTTGTTTTACAAGCAACACGTGGTGGGTTCGAGTCCCACGGAGCCGACCAAGTTCCCGATCGGGACAATTATGCCGCCATCGGTTATGGGTAGGCCCTGCGCCTTTCAAGCGCATGAAGCGAGTTCGAGTCTCGCTGGCGGTACCGAGATTCGCTATACAGTGGGCATGGACAAATTCTTGGTCGTGCTCATCGCAGCCCTCATGGCCTTCGCCTTCGCCTTCGGCATGGCGTGCCTGTTCGCGCTGCCCGTGATGTGGCTGTGGAACTACGCCGCCGTCGATCTCGGAGCCCGCAGCCTCGACTTCAGCCACGCCCTGGCCCTGTCGCTGTTGTGTAGCCTCCTCTTCAAGTCATCGTCGACTACTCAGAGCAAGAAGTAGCGTCACAATCTAGTACAGCGGAAGCCAATGGACACGTCCAACTATTGCTATAGTCGATTTAGCACGGTTTACACCGAGCGCTATACGGCTATGGACGCCGCCTCCGCTGTAAACGGAGTGCCCTTCGGGGCTGACTGAGTTCGATTCTCAGGCGCTCGACCAAGTACCCCTGCCGGGGTAGCTTAGAGGGTTAGAGCGCTGGATTGAAACCCCAGAGAAATCGGTTCGACTCCGATCCCCGGCACCAACGATCCACCGAAGAGAACCCATGACCGCATCCTCCTCAAGTTCGTCGTCGTCATCTAGCTCGGGCAGTAGCTCGGGTTGGTGGCGCTGTTCTTGGGCTGCGGTCTGGGACTAGACGAAACTCCAAATCTCGTCGTGCCAGGTTCGATTCCTGGGCAGCCTGCTACCAACCCCTGCTTCTCCCATTGGAGAGTGAACGGGGTTGATGGAACCCCGGCCCGCTTGCTAAGCGGTGCGCGCCCCCGATCGGGGCGTGGGGTTCGAGCCCTCCGCTCTCCGCTTCATTGAAGGTACTGCTCAATGGCGGGCAACTGGTCTCGAAAACCAGGGCGGTGTAAAAGCCGGGCGTTCGATTCGTCTACCTTCAGCCAAGATCAAGACTGCAAGTTGTCGACGTATGCGTCAACTTCTCGTGGTCATAACTCGTCAGAAAAGGCGCATTAACCGTCGCCGAGGCGGCTAACTCGTCTTTTTAGACGTCTTACGCACGCCACCCCAATCGGCTAGGGACCGGATTGCAACCCCGGGTCTGGTGGGTTCGATTCCCACGGCGTGCTCAAAATAATTAGTTGACACGCGGAGCGGGATTCGCTATACCAGTTCCAGGAGGCAACACCATGACCATCAAAACCTTGAAGCGCAGGACTGCAACCCTGGCTCTCGACCTCGTCTTCCCAACGACGTTCAACCCGCCCATTCGCACCAGCAACAAGACCGGCGACATCACCGAACTGGCTAAGGACTTGGTGGAGAACGGCCAGATCGAACGCATCAGCGTCGTCGAGATGCCGGATGGGACTTTTATGGCATTCGACGGCAATCGTCGTCGAGCCGCATCCAAACTCGCTGGTCTCACCACCATCGAGGCTGTGGTCTACAGCCCCGGAGCCAACGATCCTGACGACGTCGTTCGCGAACTCTTCGTTAGCATCAACGACGACAAGCGGCGCCTGGCCAACCGAGACATGACCGAGATCGGCCTCCTCGATGGGCCAATCTTCAACCCGAACGTCCAGACCACGATCAACCAGCTCAGCACGCTCTTCGCGACCGGCATCCCGCAGATCGTCAAGGAGAACGCCGGCGCGTACGTGCTCAGCGTGGCGAAGCGGGCTGCGTACTACACTCGCGGCCTCGACATGACCACCCGCCCCGGCCAGGCCTGGATCGCGACGACGCTGCTCTGGGTCATCCGCAACAAGCAGCAGCAGAAGGTGATCGCGTACATCCGCAACAACTTCAGTGCCAAGACGCTGCGGGCGGCCATCGAGAGGAATAAACCGACGCCCCGCGTCTAGGCGCAGCAATCTAGCATTTCGGGCCCGAATAGAATCGACAGGGAGGAAAACGACTACAGTGCGCGCAGGGAGCTGGTGGGCTACTCCCTTCAAAAAGCCGATCACCAACAACCGCCAACGATAACTCGTACGCGGCTCCCCTCTCGGCTGCGGCCTAAAGGGGTGGGGCTCTTCCAGGTGGCCTAGCAACAGAAGACCTGGGACGCAAGGTACCACGGTTCCTGGACCTAAACCAGGTGGTGGAGGCGCGAAGCAGAAACCGCTTCGCTCCCAGGTTGTCGGACCCAAACCGACTATGCGCGTGAATGACTGTGATCGAGCTACTTCTTGGACCCGGGTGCGAATCCCGGCGGGTCCACTTAGACAGCCGGAAAGACGGCCCTGAAGCTCCGACTGGGTTGAACGGGAGCTGGCGGCGGGGAAGACCGCCCTCAAAAGCCGGGGTTGGGCTTGACAGGTCGGAGAGACGATCGCTTCACCTAGATTCGCTATATAGTCAGTGCAGCAGTTGACAACAGAAGAGTGGCTTGAAGATGAAGGTGGTGTGGTCGCCGCCTGATGGGGGTCGATACTAGTTCGGTTATCCCCCAAAGTTCCCTAGTACTGGGTACACGGGATCGGGAGCACGACCACACCTTCGGGTGAGTAGCTCAGAGTGGGCTGGTATTCCGGCTCCGGCAGAGCGGCCTTTTGGCAGGTCGTTGGTTCGAGTCCAACCTCGCCCCCTGGTAGCAAGTTGGAGCAGTGAAAGAGACGGTTACTTCCCCTGATAAAGGAGAGATCTGGGTTCGAGTCCCAGCGGATGTCTTCGGGCGTCTGTAGCTCAACGGTAGAGCACTAAAAATCTCCGTCTCGCCTTGTCTCTCCAGCACTACCGCTTCTTTCTGTGTTCGAGTAGTGATAGTCAGGGTTACTTCCATATTAGGAAAACAGCAGCCTTGGCGCCTAAGTCTCTCGACGCAGGATCTTTTGGGAAACAGGGGCAGTGATAGAGACGGATACTTCAATCGAACAGACGGGCGATGGCGAGAGCCAAGCCCGCCTAAAAACAAGCCCGTTTCGCTAAGTCTCCCCGATCCCACCTTTCTCCCACCACGCAGTACCAGGAGGGCAGTGACCATGGCTCGATTCCACACCAAGGCCGAGAACAAGACCGAGACCACCAAGCACGCCAACTTCATGGGCGGTGCCTCGCACTTCCTCGGCAACCCCGTCAAGACGCTCCGCATCGCCGCCAGCACCTGCTTCTTCGGCGAGCCCCAGTACTACAGGACAGACGCCACTTCCATCCCCGAGCGCGTGGGGATCAGCTACGACAAGCTCTCGACTGCTCAGCGCACGGCCCTCCGCGCCGAACTGGGTGCGATTGATGCCGTCGACTGGGCCAGCAAGGGCCCGACTCAGATCATCGAGGACGCGATTGATGCCGCCCTCGACTTCGACGCCAAGGCGACGCTGGAAGAGGCCGTCAGGCTCCGTAACGAGGAGAACATCCGCACCACGCCCCAGGTCATCCTGGTTCGTGCGGCTCACCACGCCAAGGTTCGAGGGACGCAGCTCGTCCGCACCTACGCACCCCAGATCATCCGCCGCGCCGATGAGCCGAGCGTGTGCCTGGCTTACCACGTCTACCGCTATGGCAAGGATGCAGCTCTCCCGAACTCGCTCAAGCGGGCCCTGAAGACGGCGCTGGAGTCCTTCAAGGAGTACCAGCTCGCCAAGTACCGCATGGAGTCCAAAGGCTCGAAGACGGTCGACGTCGTCAACCTCGTCCACGCCAACAGCCCCGCCATCAACAAGCTGATGAAGGGCGAGCTGAAGGTCTCGGACCAGACCTGGGAGGCCATCATCTCCAAGGAGGGCTCGAACGCCGACGCCTGGAAGAAGGCACTCGACGTCATGGGTCACATGGCCATGCTCCGCAACGTCCGCAACCTCTTGCAGAAGGGCGTCGATCCGGCGCTCTTCACCCGCGAGCTGGTGGCGGGCGCAGAGAACGGCAAGCAGCTCCCCTTCCGCTACTTCTCGGCCTACCGCGCCGTGGAGGGGATCGCGCCGCCGCAGGTGCTCGACGCCATCGAGGAGTGCTTGATGAAGTCGCTCAAGAACCTGCCGACCTTCAACGGTCGCGTGGCTTCTCTCTGCGACAACTCGGGCTCGGCATGCGCAGCCACCACTTCCAGCCTCGGCACCGTCGCCGTCAACCACATCGCCAACCTGACCGGTATCCTCACGGGCATGGTCGCGGATGAAGGCTACGTCGGCGTCTTCGGCGACAGCCTGAAGATGGTGCCCGTGCGCAAGCGCAGCTCCGTCTTCGACCAGCTCAAGGAGGCGAACAAGATCGGCGCCGGCATCGGTGGCGGCACCGAGAACGGGATCTGGATGTTCTGGGAGAAGGCGATCCGCGACAAGGAGCACTGGGATCACGTCTTCGTCTACTCCGACATGCAGGCTGGTCACGGTGGCCTCTACGGCATCAACCCGCTCCAGTACCGCCCCTACATGTGGCACGGTACTCGCAACATCGACGTCGCCAAGCTCGTGAATGCGTACCGCCGCACCGTGAACCCGAACGTGAACGTGTACCTGGTGCAGGTCGCTGGCTACACCGACACCATCATGCCCGAGTTCTACAACCGCACCTACATCTTGGGCGGTTGGGGCGATGGCCTCCTCCGCTTCGCGGCCGAGATGGCGAAGATCAATCAGCAGCCGAAGGCGCCCAACCAGGGCTAACAAACAACACTTGACGACGCCTCCAACGATCTGATACAAAGGTCGTTGGAGGCTACTCATGACCAAGACCCTCGTTTGCGAAGGCGGCACCGAACTCGAAGTACTCTCTGTCGAATACGACATGTACGCCGGCATGGATGCGATCAACGCCATGATCGACGACGAGATCGACCACGTGGCCGTGCTCCAGTCCCTGGGCAGCGAACCAATCTCGATTCCGCGTCGCCGGCTACAGCTCCCCCTAGATTCGCTATAGGGAGACACAATCTAGTCTCTGTCACCATGTATACCTACCAGGCAAAAGATCGAGCAGCACGTGCAGCCGCAGCGGCCAAGACCGCAGCGCGTTGCGCGCACGCATAGCTCTCTTTTCCCCTGGCCCGATGGTTGGCGATTCATCGACCCGGCTCTTAACCGGTGTGACGTGGGTTCAATTCCCACCCGGGGGACTACATGAGCCCCCACCCGATGGTTGGATTTTCATCGACCCGGCTTTTAACCGGTGTGACGTAGGTTCAATTCCTACTGGGGGCACTGAGGGGCGGGATCAAGGGATCAGGACTGCCTTGCAAGCAGACCATGCCGGGAGCGTTACCCGGTCGCTCCACCAAGTTTCGCTATAAGCAGGTCATGGACAAGACCCTGCTCCAGATCATCGGCGAGCCCGGCTTCGCCGGCAACCGTAACATCCTCCAGCTCGACGTCGATGGCGTGACCGTGTACGCCTACCAGGCGCTCGACGAAGATGGCAACGAGACCGTGCTCAAGGTCCACGCCTCCATGCTGGCAGCTATCGCCAGCGCACCCCTCAGCGACCAGTACGCCTTCTACGGCTTGATGGAGCTGGGTAAGACCAGCACTCGCTATTTCCAGGTGCCGGAGGCGCTGTCTTGATCCGCATCATCCTCCTCGCCCTCTGTCTCGCCGGCTGCCAGTTGAAGTGGGATTCAATCCCGGGCCAGGAGCAGGCTATCGACATCGTCTGGAACCAGCTCTACCAGGCCGATCGGAGTCCGCCCCAGATCCAGTGGATCGACGCCTTCGACTGCGGCGGCGGCCACGCCTTCTTCAGGGACAAGTACTTCGGCGGCCCCAAGTCCGACATCTGCGTCAGCGGCGTCTTCTGGCCGGATCTGTACGTGACCCAAGTCGGCCACTACCCCGACACCGCCTTCCTCTTCAGCGCCAGCGCCTTCTCCCACGAGCTGTGGCACGCGCACATGGACAATCAGCGCCTCTACGACCCCGAGCACAAAGATCCGGGCTTCGGCCTCAGCTTCGGCCACCCCTTCGGTATCGTCGACCAGGCCGAACAGCTACTCAGGGATGCCGGCCTGTGATCCGCCGCTACAAGCTCTGGCGAGCACGTCGCGCTGCCAGGGCCCGACACAAGCACTTGTACGCGACCGATCCCGTCTACAAGGCCGAGTTCGATAAGACTCAGTCCACGGCTCTTGCCGCGATCAAGGCGTTGACAGTCGCCCTCGAAGCTGGTGGCTACAACGTGGCCCCGTCAAACCTCCAGCAAGGGTGTTGCGGGCTCAAAGTTGAGTCGCTGGAAGCGACCATGAAGATGGTAACCTTCTCACCACCGGGGTGGAAGCCGTCGCTATGGTTCAGGTTCCAGCGCCGCTTCATCTACCCCTTGTACCGGGCCTGGTGGCGCTGGAGAGACCGATGACCGAGGAAGAAGAGCGAGCCCTCAGCGAGTACATCCAGAAGACCTGCGCCGAGCGCATGGAAAAGACCTTTGGAGCGCCCCAGGGCGCGTATACGAGCTTGGTGAAACAGACCGCTGCCCTGACCTTCGAGAACGTCAAAAAGGCCGTGGAAGCGATGCGGCGCGATCTGGGAGTGCCAGAGCACGAGACCTTGCGGATCGTGTTCCCGATGCCGCCCCTGATGCAGCACCAGCGCAAGGTGATCTGGACGACCGTGGGCGAAGTCCAGAAGGAGTTCTTCGCCCCAACCGCCAGCTCTGGGGCTGCGGGTTGGTGTGGCCTCTGTGGCAGGCGCATTCACGAGTGCTCTTGCTTGGCCGAGCTAGAGGTCACGCCCCCAGACAACGGCTGGAGCAAGCCGATCCCGAAGCCATACACCCCGGCCCCGCTGCCACCGCCACCATCGTACAATGATGATAGGGCCTACCGGGCAGGGGCCAAGTGCAAGAAGATCGAGCGCCCGGTCAAGGGCGACGCCTGCTACCTCTGCGCCCGTACCAATCTTCCCCTGGTAGAGATCAAGAGCTGCGGCGCCCACATCTGTGAGTCGTGTGCCATGCAGCACCTGGGAGACTAATTTGTCCCGTCGGCGACCTCAATCTTCAAAGGTAGTAACGCCACGCCCGAGGGACTTGCCTATGCCCCCAGAGTCAGCCGCAGCATCGCTACACGCTCTCACAGACGGTCACGAAGAACGAATCCAACGCGCCGAGCGCACGCAAAGCGATCTCGCCGTCAAGGTGGCCGAGAACACCCAGCAGATCCAGCACGTCGCCACCGAGGTTGAGCGCGGCTTTGGCCGCATCATCGAGCACATCGACAACAGCCTCAGACCCCTCACCACCAAGATCGAAGAGAACACGACCAAGCTCAGCAGCATCGACGGCCGCGTCCAAGCCCATGCCAAGGTCTTGGACAAGATCGAGGAAGAGAAGGCTGCCAAGGAAAGGCGCTGGGATTGGTGGAAGAAGGCAGCCGCAGCAGCCGTCACGGGTGCTGTTGCTATCGGGTTGAAAGAGCTGGTGGCGTTCCTAGCCCACCGCCTGCCCTAGATTCGCTATACAGCAACACAATCTTGAGCAAGTCATGAACTGGGCCTCGTACACCACCCGCAAAGTCATCCTCGGAGCAGGCGCCGTCGCGCTCGTTGCCGGCGGCTGGGTTGCGTGCCAGTGGCTCCCGGTTGCGGGAGAGCACTACGGGACCATGGTTGCCGGCATCGGCGCCCTGTACGCGACTTTCTGTGGCGCGAACACGCTCCAGGATCACATCCTGAAGACGAAGCCAGCGCCCTCGAAGCCGCAGCCTAAGCCGCCGGTCGAGCCACTGCCCGAGGAGTAGTCTCCGTAAGGGTAGTGGCCAGCACCGGCCGCTACTAGGAGACTATTTTACAGGGTGTGGGTCAAAAGCGGACCACTCGTTTTGGAAACGAGCCAATGCTGGTGCGAGTCCAGCCACCCTGACCAGGGTGTAAGTCATTGGTAGACAGCCTCCTTCGGAGCGAGGCAGCAGCAGGTTCGATTCCTGCCACCCTGACCACTAGATGTCGATGATGATGACGCCGCGATCTGAGTCAGCAGGCGAGACCTCACCCATCGGCATCGGCGGGTCCTCGTAGATAGGCAGCTCCAGTGGCAGCCTCTGGCTATCCTCGCGCTCTCGTCGCTGTTTCTCGATTTCCTCGATGATCCAGGCGTCAAGCATCGTGGCCTCCTGAGAAGAAGATTACTCCGAGTCACGGGACAAATCAATAGCGTCGTAATCTATTTTTGGTGGGGACTTTCCCTCACCCCAAAAGGATGATCCGATGCTGAAGCGCCTCTTCGTCGTTGCACTCGCCCTCTTCACCTTCGGCTGTGCGCCCATGGTTCCGGGCCTCCGAACCAACGGCGCCAAGCCAGCAGTCGTGGCACCGACAGCGTCCCCGGTCAAGATCAACTTCCCCTGGGACGACGCCGACATGCCCAAGCCGAAGCCGGTGGTCAAGTGCGACCCCGACAAGGCTGCGTGCGTGGTCAAGCACAAGCTCAACGCCGAGGTCGGTGACAAGTCCGTGGCTGCCGCCATCGACATGATCGACGCCGCCGAGGAAGCTGGTGCCGATGCCTTTGTCTTGGAGATCAACACTCCCGGTGGCAGCGTCCCCGATGGCTTCGAGCTGTCCAAGCGCATCGAGGATGCGACCATCCCCATCACCTGCGTCGTCGATGGAGATGCGGCCTCCATGGGCTTCTACATCCTCCAGAGCTGCCCCGAACGCCTCATGACGAAGCGCTCTACCCTCATGGCTCATGAGCCCGCGCTCGGTGGCATGTTCAGGGGTCAGCCCAACGAATGGGCCGCGATTGCGGCGATGATGGCGGCGATGCGCGACGCTCTCGCCGAGCACTGCAACCACCGTCTGTCTTCGACGATTGGCTACTACCACTACCGCACCGATGGCGGCAAGATGTGGTGGTTCAACTGGAACGACGCCCTGCACTGGAAGGCTGTCGACGGTGTCGTTGGATCTGTGGCCGAAGTCGTGAAGGGGCTGGGCGGCTAGCGCTCGGCCTTCTTCCAGGACTTGAGCAGACAGTAGGGCACGCTGTTGTCGCTGCCTCGCAGCTCGTAGGTCTGGGTCACACGCGGCGAGATCGGGGTTAGGATGGGGTCGTAGCCTTCGCCGCAATCCCAGGTCAGGACGACCTCAAACAGCTTCGGATTCTCGACGGTGTAGAAGGGAGGGTTCTCCTTTCGCACCGTCGGTTCCGTAATCGTCTTCGGCTTGGCCGTGTAGACGGAGACTGCAACGAGGAGAGCGATCAGAGTCTTCACGGCATCACCTCGCCGTTCTCCTGCGCCATCGCCTTCTTGGCGAAGAAGCAGGCCTCTTCCAGCTTCGTCTTCACGATCGCGAACTCGCGGCCCTCGGGGCAGAGTCGAGCGAGCTGGTGCAGGAGGAGGTCGAAGTGGTTGGCGATGTCGACCGCCTTCCGCTTGCCCTCATCCGTGAGCATGTGTACTTGAAAGAGCTTGTCCATATCTATCCTTTCACTGGTAGGCCGAGAGCCTGTCTCTCGGCTGCTGTGAGCTTGGCCAGGCCTGACTTGCGTAGGGCTTCGACCCTCTTGTCCTGCCCGTCCTTGAGCTTCCTGGCGGCGTCAGCGGCCTCGTGCTCCTCCCACCAATCGGCGAGGGCACGTGCCGTCTTGTCCTTGGGGTTGCCGTAGATCAGCTTCTCCCGCCGTATCTTGGTTAACCCGTTGAGGGCGGCGCAGAGCTGGGGTACAAAATCTTCGGTAGCGTACGTGTCCCTGGCCGTGAACATGATTTTGGCGGCGACCGTCTGCCCCAGTTCGAGGAGAACGTACTCGTAGAGCCGAGCCGTCTCCTGGAGACGCTTCTCTTTGTCCGTTTGCTCCATGTAGTCCGATCGGCAACCCATGACCTACCTCCGGGGAGTGATATAGAGCTGGTTGTCGCGGAAGGTACAGATGCAGGTGTCGTCGAAGTCGTCGTGGACGGAGCCGACACAGATCGTTTCCTCCAGCCGAGCCGCCTTGACGCAGACCTGCTGCCGGCACTGCTGCCGTGGCGTCAGGCTGGGGTTGAGGCCGGCGCAGCCGCTGAGACAGAACACGAACAGTAGCGTCTTCATCTAGTCCTCGCTTTCGAGCAGATCGAGGGCCTTGTCTACGACGCCGTCTGCTACGGCATCGGTAAAGCGGTAGATGGCGTAGATGGCGAGCCCGTTGATGGCGACAAGGGCGACAAGAGTCACGATCCAGGTTCTCATGTCTACCCTATAGCGAATCAGTCTTCCTCTTCCTCTTCCTCTTCGCCGAGGAGTGGCGTCTCTTCCTCATCCGGGTCTTCGTCGATGAGGTCGGAGTCGTCATCTTCCTCGTCCAAGGACTTATCCACGACCTTGGCCAAATCTTCCATGATCTCGCGGAGTCGGCCACTTGGCTCGACTACCTTGACCTCACCATCGTCCATGGTGACGATGTCACCGGGCTCCAAGCCTTCAGGAGCTTCGTCCCGGATCAGGGGCGCCTCGACCTCGATGTCGACCCCGAACCCGAACCCGATCCTGGCCTTGGCTCGCTTGGGCGTATAACCACCCCCAGAGCCCCTGGCAGCCTGATAGATCTCGCCCAGGGTGTAGAGGTTCCCCCTGGTGAACAAACCCTTCTCCTTGCCTCCCAGGCGCTCGTAGACGACCTGGGCCATGCCCGGGTCCAGCTTGCCGACCTCGATGCGGCGGCAGAGTCGGCCTGGCCGCATCACGGCCGGATCCAGCTCGTCCACGGGGGCGTTGGTGGTGGCAACGATGCGGACGTCCATGACGGCGCCGAAGATGCCATCGCTGAAGTTGAGGAGGGCGCTGATCTCGGACAGGTTGCCGCGATCTCGCTTGGCAATGGCTTCGTCCGCATCCTCAACCACCAAGATCATGGGGTAGCCCTTGCGCTGCTCCCTCAAGATGGCCTTGATGAAGCTGGGGCTGCCGAGGCTGCTCATCATGTTGGAGGGGATGAGGACGAAGGTGCCCCTGGGGACTTCGTTCAGGAGGGCACGAACCATGTGGGTCTTGCCAGTCCCCGGGGGACCATCGAGGAGGATGATGCGACCACAGGGGTCGGCATCGTTGAGGTCGGAGACGACGTGCTTGAACTCGGCCTCGACCTCGGGCCTGTAGTTGGTGGCGATGAAGTCCTCGCCGGCCACGCCCATCTCGTGGAGATAGGGGCCGTGATCGCCTTGGACCACGATGTAGACGCGGCCCTTGGTGACCTTGCGCGTGAGGACTCGGCGCACGAGCAGGACCACGGCGTCGAGGTAGATCTGGTTCGTGGTGTAGCAGGTGAAGGCGAGGCTGCGGTTCTTGTGGGTGAAGTCGATGTTGATGCAGGCGGTGCCATTGGAGTCCGCGACCATCCACTCCTCGTCACCGCCCTTGGTCTGGGGGTGCTTGTGACTGACGACGAAGGTGCCGAACAAGATCTCCTGCATCTCCTTAACGATGTCGAGGATGTTGAGGCCGTCCTTGAGGGTGCCGTTGTTGAAGTACTGGTGGATGGTCTCGCGCTCGTTCAGCGCCTTCTCAGCCAGACCTGCCTCGGACCAGAACATGCCGAAGTCGTGGGTCTTCCCCATCATGCGGTACTTCCAGAAGGGTTCGCTCACAGTACCTCCCTATGCGTCGGCAGTGGTTGGGTCCGTGTCCAGGTGCAGCTCTACCAGCTTCTGGCAGAGGTTGTCCAGTGCGACACGGTCTGGTTGCTTCGGGAGCGGTGACTTTTGCATCAACTCCGTCAACTCCGCGTCTTGTGCGCGGGCCCATGTCGTCAAAGATTCGTACGACCAGATTCCTTTGAAGCGGATGTCCTTCAACTCCTGGGCGTCCGGCCGTCTCACGATCACGCCCTTGCCCTCTAAGATCTCGCGGGCCATGCGCATGAGTCGGACCAGGTGCATGCCGTGCTTTGTGTCATATCCGAACTTGGCTTCGAGGGCGGCTCGGATGGGGTTGCGCTCGGCGAGCCAGGTCTGGTACTGGGTCCACTCGGCGAGGGAGCTGCGGTAGGCGCGCTCGGCCGTCAGGTACTCCATGGCGTTGGCGTCGAGCCCGAGCTTGTTGCCGGCGGCCACGTACTGATCGTCCTTCGCTAGCTTCATGTCGGCGAGGGCTTGAGCCTGCTTGTTCAAGAGATCGATGCGGGTGGCGTCGTCGAGGCAGGCGTAGTCGACCTGCCAGGACTCCACGATCTTGAGCATCATCGCCTCCAAGGCATCGCGCTGCTCCTTGGGGATGGCGCTGTTGTCGGGGAGGTCATACTCGGCCCGCGTCGGCTTGTGGGTGGGCGGGTATAAGAGCCAACGCCGGTGGGTTTCGATGCGCTTGAGCTGGGAAATCGCATAGCCGCAGAACCTGTGCTTGGCGTTGCGGCTCAGCATCAGCTCGCGATTGTCGACGATCAACTGCCACATCGGGGACGTGAGGATCCAGTCGCTGGCGTCGATGAACGGCATCTCGATCATGTTGGGGTTGCAGTCGACGGTGAGGGCGAAGAGTCGCTTGGCCTCGTACAGGCAGGCGTCCAGTCCCTCGAAGCCCTTGTCGACCTGATCGATGTGGTTCATGAAGCCGAGGTGGTAGGCCTTGGGGGCGATGAAGACGCCCTTGACATCCTCGTCGGAGTCGGGGCCGTTCGTGCCATAGGCCATGGAGCCGTGACGGCAGAGGAAGATGGTGCGCTGCGGCAACCAGGTCAGGCTGCCCTTGTACTTCTTCCAGTCGAAGCCCATGCCCTACCTATAGCGAATCTCGTAGACTCTTCGGCGCCTTGGCCTTGAGGATCTGAACCAGCTTCTCGCGCTCGGGGACGAGAACTTGTGCCAAAGCCGACGACTTGGCGATGGCGGCGTCCACGTCTCCGACCAGATCCACGATCTTGGTGTAGGTGAGTGTGGGCAGAACCGTGAGCTTGTCCGTGGCTGCCGTCAGCCTTCGCACCAGGTCCCGGATCTCGTTGACGCTGAGCATGACGGACTCGGCCGCTTCTTCGTTGGTCATCTATGCCTCCGTCTACAGCATAGCGAATCGAGCGGCAATCTACTAGGTACCACCCCACAATTTGGAGAACACCCATGGCCTCTGATGAAGCCAACGTCGTCCCGTTCACGCTACAGCTTGACGGGGAAACGACTGGCACCCCCTGGTTCGGCAAGTTCAAGGCGAAGATCCGCCTCAGCCTCCGCGACCAACTCAACCGCGACAAGATCCGCCGCGAGCTTCTGGGCTCGATGGGCGGCACGCCCGACGACCGAGCCCTCTCGATTGCCATCATCATCTCCGAGCTGACCGTTCGCTTGGTGGAGGCGCCGCCGTGGTGGAGGGAGCAGGCAAACGGCCTCGATCTCGAAGACGGCAACGTCGTCTCCAAGGTCTATGACGAGGCCATGAAGGTCGAAGCCGATGCCCTCGACAACCGCAAGAAGAAGGCGGACGAAGCCAAGGGCGAGCTGAAGCAGGTTCAGGCCGAGAAGGAAGCGGCGAAGTAGCCATGCGGCTCAAGATCGTCAGCGGTGGTGCCGGAGCTTCCACACACATCGTCGACACCGACACCGGCGCCAAGCTCAAGAACGTGGTCAAGGTCGTCTGGTCCTGTGAGGCCCGTCGACTCGCAACCTGCACCCTAGAGCTGGTCCACGTACCCGTTGAAGTCGAGGGCGAGGTCGCGTCAACTCGCTTCAAGCGCTTCAAGCGCTTGAAGCAGTGGGTGCTGGGTCGCTGGTCGCCGCAAGTGAAGTAGTGGCCACACTCGACGACCTGCTGGAGGAGGCTCGCCTCCTGGCCATGCGTGCCGTCGCCAAACCCGACGGCGAGTACTACGTCAGGCGACTGTGCCGTTGGTACAGTCAGACCTACGCCACGCCCCTGCACGTTGTCGAAACCGAGATCCCGATCGAAGACGTCTTCATGCACTACTTCGAGTCGAAGTACGAACGCATGGAAGAGGAAGAGCGCGAGATCGAGATGGACGAGATCCTTCTCACGCCTGCCGAGCGCGAGCAGCGCAAGGTGGACGCCGAGGCCGCAAAACAGGCCGACGACGACTTCCTCAAGGAGGCGATCGAGGAAGCCGAGCAGGCCAAGGCCAAGAACCCGGAATTGGCCCGAATGGACAAGGCCCTCACCGAAGACGATAAAGGCATGCGAATGCCCTTGATTCCCGTCATGGGAACATCGAAGCCGCTCAATGAAGCTGTGCTCGAAAACAGATCTGCACCCCTATCAGAAATCCCCCAGAACATCAAAATGGAGTTTGTCGACGATCTCGGCGATCTCGACGAATGGGACATCACTGGCCCGACCAAGCCAGACGGCGAGAAGTAGCAATCTTTTGGTGAAGGTTCCCACACATGGCTGGTAGCGGCGGCGGTAGCGACAAGCAGATCAAGCTCTCAGTCGCGGTCGATTCTCGATCGTTCGACCAGGCCAAGGCTGCGCTTCGCGACCTCACCGCTCTCGCCAAGACCTTCGTCCAGACCCTGAACGGTGCCAGCATTGGCAACATGTTTGGTGGTGCCAGTGGCCGCAGCCTCGGCTCTGGTGGCGGTGGCATCGGCGCCCCGGGCAAGCTCGGGGGCGGAACCGGGGCCGCTTCTGGTGGCGGTGGCGGTGCCGCCAATCCGCTGGTGGCAGCAATCACCGCCAACAAGAGCCTGTTGCAGTCGGCCGCAACCGACAGCAAGGGCGCATTTAAGGCGATGACGGACGGACTCCGTGGCGCCATCCGCGAACAGACCAGCGAGATCGACAAGCTCCAGGCCAAGCTCCGCGACCTCAATCAGACCTATTCCAAGCTGTCTCAGGCGAGCAAGTCGGCAATCGTTGCCGGCATCCCAAACCCTGAGGCCCAAGCCTATCGTCAGCGGATGATGGGTAATCTCCAGGGCGAGATCATCGAGACCGCAGGTGCGGTTGGTGGTGGTCAGAAGACTTTGGACGAGCTTCACGGCCTTGAAGGCCCCAACGCCTACGCCGGCATCTTGGGCAAAGGCAAGCGAGCGCGCAGGCGCTATGGCGCGGCCATGGCAGATTCCTCGGCGGGTGAGTTCGAGGAGTACGCTCAGCACGAGGGCACGCTCACTGGCGGTGGTGGTGGCGGTGGTATCCTGCGGAAGCTCGGCCTTAGTGGCAGTGGTATGAGTGGGCAAGGCGGCTTTCTCGGAGGCATGCGCGATCTTGCCCGGGGCGCGGCCCCCGGCATGGCCATCGCTGGTGGCTATGAACTTCTGCACGGCATGCAGATGAAGCGCGATGAAGCTGTGGCTCAACACACCCTTTTCGAGGGCCAGCGTCGCCAGCTTACGCAAGCTGCCACCAACCAGATTTACGGCGGTATGGGTATGCAGATGAAGGGCGACGTCAACATGTCGCTGGCGATGTCTAAGCTGTCGCCCACTGACATTGCCGGCGCCATTGGCAAGGATCAAATGAAGGCCTTGCTGACCCAGGTCTACCAGAAGGCAAACGCCACCGGTGGACTCAGTCAGACCAAGGAAGACATTATGGACCGCGTTGGTCGCGTCCTCAATGCCTCCGAGGAAGGCCTCAGCGCCGAGGACCAGAGTTTGCGTTCCATGGCCCTGGAACAGGGTATGTCTCAGCTCGATCGTCAAGGCGCGGAGCGCATGCAGACGACGGTGCAGGCCAAGTACCAGGCCCAGAACCTACAAGACCAGGCCGATCGCGGCATGTTGGTTGGTAACCACTACGCACGCATGCAACAGCAGCGTGCGTACGGCTCCAGCAAGATGATCCAGACCGGCATCGACGAAAAGGGCCAGGCCACCTTTGCCAGCGCGGCCGAACTGTCGGGCGTCGGCACCAAGTTTCAGAGCGAAGAAATCAACGCCATGCGTGGTCAGCTCCGTGGTTCCATGGGCGGACGCTTTGCCGGCATGGCCAACGGTATCCTCAGCTACCAGGCCGGTGGTCTCGGAAACGCCGGAGCCCTTGCCGCAGGAGCAGTCGGCTATGGCGCAGGCCCAGGCAGCTTCCTCAGCGCTGCCACCAAGAACCGTGGGCCCGGCGGACTCTTTGTCGACCAGCCCGTTACGGGCAGTGTGGCGGCCATGTACCAAGCCGGCATGCACGGCGGCGACATGTTTACCTCCGGCATCGAAGGCGTCCAGGGCATGATGTCGGTCACGGCTGCCATGGGTGGCGACCTTCGAGCTGGCCGAGCCATGGAAGGCGGCATGGCCGCACTCTCCTCCTACCAGGG